TTTAATTTGATCTCTCTTGGAGTATTGATTCTGATTGGAATGCTTCATAATCATGCACACTTTTCAATGACTAAGGATGCAGATTCTTATGTGAGGCAGTGGTGTAGGTCATCAGCAGAAAACAAAAAGACCTGTGTTCGTTACGGTGGAAACATGGACTACTAATTGACCTATATAATTTACAACCAAAGAGACCTCCAGGGGTCTCTTTTTGTTTGGAGTACACTATGAATGTCTATGTAAATTTAAAACCGAATACTTATGATGGAGATACCGATCTCTTGACAGTAGAAGTGCCTGCATCTTATACTGAAGAACTTATGAGATATGTCAGACCTATCGCAGAACAAAAGAATATCGACGAATCCAAAATCCTTAAGGATATTATTAAGGAAGCAATAAACGAAATTGAAAGGAGGAATTATGAGCGTAAGAATCGTTCGTCTAAAAAACGGTGAAGATGTCATCTGTGATCTCTATGAGGTGACAACTAAAGAGCAACCAGAAAAAGCGTTTGCTTATCAAATGAGTGACCCTTATAACATTACAATCTACGAACCTGACCATGATATTGATATCATGATTGGTGATGAAGGTGATGTAGTGGAACCTGAAGAAGATACAATGGATGGTAAGATTCAAAAAATTAATCAACCTGAAATTGATATGCGTCCTTGGGCACCTCTCGCTAAAGTAAAGAAGATTCTTCTTAAAATTGATGAGGTAATTACAGCATATGAAACATACGACGAAGTTATTGAAAAGTACAACGAGTTAGTGGAGGCATCTCATGGAGGAACAACAGATAAAACTAGTTCTATTGAGGGAGAGGAATGAGTATCTAATCGGTACTATTACAGAACTTGATGAAGAACCCAGTTTATTAATTGAAAAGTGTATGGAAGTACTTGAGGATGGAACTCTAAGACAGTTCCCTCTTCATGCACAGCAACGAGATTTGTTCTTGACATCTGAGTGTGTTTTGACTATACTGGATCCGAACGCTGAAATTCTGGAGAAGTACGAACAAGAATGAGTTCTTTTTATACCAACATTCAACTTGCTGGTGACACCATCCTCTACCGAGGATATGAAGATGGAAATCCTGTTTCATATCGTGCAAATTTTTCTCCAACCTTATATGTTCTTTCTCGTAAGAATGAAGACTTCAAGACTCTGGATGGAAAAAATGTGTCACCTGTCAAGTTTCAAACTGCTCGTGAAGCAAGAGACTTCATAAAGCAGTATGATAGTGTTGAGGGATTTGAAGTGCATGGATACGAGAGATTCGTATACCAATACATTCGTCAAGAGTTTCCTGGTGAGGTTGATTACAATATCAATCAAATGAAAATCTTTGCACTGGATATTGAGGTCCAGTGCGAGAACGGATTCCCAAATGTAGAAGAAGCAGCAGAAGAGATGTTGTCCATCACCATCAAAGATATGGTGACCAAGCAGTATTATTGCTGGGCAACTCGTGAGTTTGAAGCACCTGAGGGTGTAGAGACTCACATCTTCTGGACAGAACATGAAATGCTAAACCATTTCTTACAATGGTGGGTACAAAATACTCCAGATATCCTTACGGGTTGGAATGTCAATTTGTATGATGTTCCATACATTGCCCGTAGGGTTAGTCGTGTGCTTGGTGAAAAATGGATGAAGAGTTTGTCTCCTTGGAATCGTGCTAATGAGAGAGAAGTCTACGTTATGGGACGTAAGAATTATGCTTACGATATCTCTGGTGTCAATATTCTTGACTATCTCGATCTTTATCGGAAGTTTACGTATAGTAACCAAGAATCATATCGATTGGACCATATTGCTTTCGTCGAACTGGGTCAAAGAAAAGTTGATCATAGTGAGTATGAAAACTTCAAAGACTTCTACACCAGTGATTGGCAGAAGTTTATGGAATATAACATTCAAGACGTTGAGTTGATTGACCGACTTGAAGATAAGATGAAGTTGCTGGAACTTGCCATCACTATGTCTTATGATGCAAAAGTAAACTTTGAAGATGTTTATAGTCAAGTCCGTATGTGGGACACGATGATCTATAATTATCTTACTGATAGAAAAACAGTTGTTCCTCAGAAAAAGGGTGAAAAGAAAGATGAGAAATATGCAGGAGCATACGTCAAGGAACCGATTCCAGGAAAGTATGATTGGGTTGTGTCTTTCGACCTTAACTCTCTCTACCCTCATCTTATTATGCAGTACAACATCTCACCCGAGACATTACTCGATGCGAGACACCCAACAGCAACTGTTGATAAGATACTTAATCAGGAACTAGATATTGATGGGAAGTATTGTGTATGCGCTAACGGTGCTCAGTATCGTAAGGACATACTTGGGTTCCTACCAGAAATGATGCAAAAGATCTACGATGAACGGACCATATACAAGAAGAGAATGCTTAAGTCTAAGCAAGCTCTTGAACATGCCACCACACCTACAGAGACCACATCACTACAAAAGGATATTTCAAAATTCAACAATATCCAAATGGCAAGAAAAATCCAACTTAACAGCGCCTATGGTGCCATCGGTAACCAATACTTCCGATACTACAATCTGGCAAATGCTGAAGCGATTACCCTCTCAGGTCAAGTCTCGATTAGGTGGATTGAAGGTAAGGTAAATACCTATCTAAACAAATTACTTAAAACAGAGGACCACGATTATGTCATCGCTTCTGATACTGATAGCATCTACATCTGTCTTGATTTACTTGTCCGTTCTGTATTTCCTTCACAAGATGTTCGTGCAGAGAGGATTGTCAACTTCCTCGACACTGCTTGCAAAGAACGAATCGAACCATTCATTGAAAGATCGTATCAAGAACTAGCAGATTACGTTGGTGCTTATGACCAGAAGATGGTTATGAAGCGAGAGAATATTGCCAATACAGGTATCTGGACTGCTAAGAAGAGATATATCCTTAACGTTTGGGATAGTGAAGGTGTTCGCTATGAGAAACCCAAACTAAAAATCATGGGGTTAGAGGCAGTTAAGTCATCTACTCCTGGTGCATGTCGTACTGCTATTAAGGAATGTATGACAGTAATTGTTAATGAAGATGAAGAATCAGCGCAGGCATTTATTGCTAAGTTTAGAGATGAATTTACATCGTTACCAGTCGAAGATATTTCATTCCCTCGTGGTTGTAATAATCTAAATAAGTGGTCCCATCCCGCAACGCTCTATAGTAAAGGAACACCAATTCATGTTCGTGGTGCGTTGTTGTATAACTTTTACAATAAGAAGAATAAACTTACGCACAAGTATCCTTTGATTCAAAATGGAGAAAAGATTAAGTTTGTTTATTTGAAGACGCCCAACAAAATCAATGAGAATGTTATCAGTTATCTGGGAACATTCCCGAAAGAGTTTGGACTTGACAAACATGTGGACTATGACTTACAATTCACAAAGAGTTTCCTAGAACCTATCAAAGTTATTATGGACACGATTGGATGGCAAGCAGAAAAAGTACCGTCACTGGAGTTCCTATTCGGATGAAAACAAAATTTATGGTTACATATCAAAAAGCATTCAGTGCTGGTGCATCCAGAGAAGAAAAACTTTTTGATGATTTGAAAGATGCCAAATGGTTTGAACGTGCCATGAAACGTTCTCAACATATCACAACATTATTAGAGGTCAAAGAGTGAATTTTCTGCAAGATGTAGCAAAGGAGATCGGAAATGAATATGCAGGACTTGTTAGTGATGGTGTTGCAGCGGGAGATACCAGTGGTTTCATTGATACTGGCAGTTATATCTTTAACGCTTTGGTATCTGGCTCAGTCTATGGTGGTGTCCCAGGAAATAAGATTACCGCTATTGCAGGAGAGTCGTCTACTGGCAAAACTTTCTTTTGCCTTGGGATTGTACAGCATTTTCTCGACAGCAATCCTGACGCAGGTGTAATTTATTTTGAATCTGAGTCTGCTATTTCTAGGCAGATGATTGAGGATCGTGGCATTGCCGCAGACCGCATGATGATTGTACCTGTTGCAACCATTGAGCAGTTTCGTACTCAGTCTTGTCGTATCCTTGACAAGTATATGGAGCAGGATGAGGCAGACCGCAAACCTTTGATGTTCGTCTTAGACTCTCTGGGTA